CTACCATGCCCCGCCCAGCCTGACCAAACCCGGCCCAGCCACGCCATGCCTAGCCCGTCTTCTACCATATCACTGAGCGTGCTGCTGGAGAACTGATATGGCCTTGGACAGTTACCAGAACTTGCAAAGCACGGTCTTGGATTGGTTGGCGCGGCCGGGCGACCCGCTGGTGGCGCCTGCCGTGCCCGACATGATCACGATGTTCGAGGAGGAGGCGCGCGACCGGCTGCAGACCCGGTTTGTCGAGAAGGTGATCACCATCACGCCGGACCCGAACAGCGACACGATTCCGCTGCCGCTCGATTACGGCCAAGTGCGGTCGATCTGGGTCAACACCAATTACGGTCGGCGGCACTTCACCTATCAGACGCCGCGTAATATGGACGAGAACCTTTTCTATCTCGCCGGTTATCCCGCGGCGTTTACCATCGAAGGCTTGAACCTGCGCATTGTCGGCAATGCGGGCAACACCCCGGACCCGATCAATATTGGTTACCTGTCGGGTATCATACCGCTCAGTGCCACGGTCGCCACCAACTGGCTCCTCCAGCAATATCCGAGCGCTTACCTCTGGGGCACGCTGGCTTATGCCGCGCCTTACATCGGCGACGATCCGCGCGCGCAGATGTGGCTGGCCGGGCGCGAGACGGCGATCGAGCGCATTCGCTTGGCTGACCGTCGCGCGAAATATCCAGCGGGCCTGATGATCCAGACTGATGTGATGCGGGCCGGGCGGGGTGCTAGCGGTAGTCAGTCGCCGATCCCACCGACGCCGCCGCCCGGCCCGCCGACAGGCGGTATCTCGCCGGCTAATGGCGCGATTGTGACGCTGATCGATACGACGCCGATTTATGTCAACAACCCGACCACGCTCAGCTCGCTGACCTTGAAGCTGCCGCCGCCGCCGGGCGCAAATCTCCTTTTGGAGATCAGCTTTGCTAATCCCGTCGTAGTGCTGAACATCCAGGACTACAACGGCGTCGCCATTCCCAATACGCCGACCAATGCCTATGGCCCCGGATCAGGGCTCGAGTTCCGTTATGTCACCGGCACTGGCTGGGTCTACTGGAAATGACCTAATGCCCGGCTTGCTAGACCCGCCGACGCCTTATACGGGGATGATGGGATCGGCCGATGAACAAATTCCGCCGTTGCCGTCATGGTTGCCACCGAATGTGCAGCAATACATGCAGACCGCGCCCTCGACTGGCGAGGGTGAGATGCCCGCGCCGGGGCCTTGGCCTTACTCTTACCGGGGGCTTATGGATGAAATGCTGGCGCGCATAGGCCGACCGCAGAATGATTACATGTTGCAGCAGCACATGCGGAACCAAAGAGGGGCGCAGGATTATCCACGCGATGAGGGCGGCGTAAGGGATTACCCGCCGGCAGTCTCGCCGCCATCGACGCCTTTTACCGACCTGATGCAACGCCTGCTGGGTAATCGGGTGCAGATGTAATGGCAATCCTCCCCTTTGGCGAATGGCTGCCGGACGGCCCGGCCTTTGGCAACCCCGGCACCGTAACGGCGACCAATGTCATCCCGCGCACAGCGCGCAGCTATACCGCGATGCCGAGCCCAGTGCCCTATTCGGCGCCGCTGCCCGACAAGGTCTGTGGCTCCTACGGCTATCGCGACGCGAATGGCAATGTCTTCAACTACGCCGCGACGACGACGCATCTTTATATGCAACCGACAGGGCAGACCGATTTTGTCGATGTGAGCGGCCCGAGCGCGCCTTACACGACGCCGGACGACGGCAATTGGAACATGACCTCGTTTGGCAACCGGGTCATCGCGACTAATTATACCGACCCGATCCAGAGCATGTTGGCCGGTGTGGATACGGCCTTTAGCGATCTCTCGCCGGACGCGCCGCGGGCGCGCCATTGCGCGGTGATCCGCGATTTCCTCATGGTCGGCAACACTTACGACAGCTTTGATGGCCCGGTTGGGTATCGCTTGCGCTGGCCGGCGATCGGCGACCCAACCAACTGGCCGGCACTGGGCACCAATGTGGCGATCGAGCTGCAGAGCGATTTTCAGGATCTGGTGCAAACCGATCTCGGCTCGATCACCCAGGTCGTCGGCGGGCACCTGTCGGCGGCCGATGGCGCCGTGTTTTGCGAGCGGGGAATCTACCGCGTTGCCTATGCCGGCAGCCCGGCGATCTTCGACTTTGCCGTGGCGCAGGGAAGTGCTGGCACCGACGCGTCGCTCTCAGTAGTGCTGCGGCGGCTGCTGGGGGCCAATGGCGGCGAACTCGCAGTGGCTTATTACCTCGGCAGCGACGGGTTCAGTGCGTTTGACGGCGCTTCGAGTACGGGGATCGGCGCGCAGAAAGTTGATCGGACGTTCCTCGACGACCTCGACGTAGCGCATCTGCGCGATGTCCAGGGGACTTGGGACCCGGCCCGCAAGCTCATCCTGTGGTTCTATCACGGGCAGGGCAATAGCGGGCTGTTCAATCGCTGTATCGTCTTTAACTGGGAACTGAGCCGCTGGTCGCTGATTGAATTGACCGCGACGCCGGTCGAATGGGTCGAGAGCATAACCTACTCGACGGCGGGCTATAATCTCGATCAGCTCGACCCGTTTGGCAGTCTGGAAGAGCTCAAATTTTCGCTCGATAGCGTGGTGTGGTCAGGCGGTAATCCGCTGATCACCTGGTTTGACGGCGACCACCGGCAGAACTTCATCACTGGCCCGAGCCTGCCGGCAACGATCGAGACCACCGAGGGGCAGTTCTTCCCCGATCGCCGCGCGCGCATCACCGGCGCCCGACCGCTGCACGATGCGATCATGCCAGCGAGCGTGGCGATCGGCACGCGCGAGATGCTGAGACAGTCGGTCGTCTATCAGGGAGCAGTGCCCGAGAACATCCTCGGCAACTGCCCGCAGCGCTGCACCGGGCGATATGTCAGGTTTCAGATGACGCTGCCGGCTGGCGCCAACTTCCGCAACCTGATGGGCGTCGACGCGATGGCGCGGCCCGAGGGCATTCGCTGATGGCGGACGCGATCCTTGACCGGCCGCCGGTTATCCCGCTCATCCCGGCCGATGTCGGCAATGTCAGCGCCAGCCTGGTGCGTGTTGCCGGTGCGCTCAACAAGGTACTGCGCGGCGCCATCGGCGCGACAATGGAGGTGACGCTCGTCGCCAATGCGACAAACTCTAACTTTGTCGATAGCCGGATCGGTCGATACACGTTTATCGGGCTGATGCCGGCAAGCGCGCACGCCGTCGATATTTTGCCGACGATTTGGATCGAGCCGAGCAAAGGCAACGCCACCATCCACCATGCCAACAGCACATATACTGACCTTACCTACGTCGCCCTCCTCATCGGCTGATGACGAGATCGATGTAAGCCTGCCGCCGCCGGACGACATCCTGCTGTGCTGGCCGCAGATCGAGCCGATCCTCAAGCGCGCCACCGACCGGGATCGCGCCTATGAGCCGATCGATATCCTGCTGCTGGTGATACAGGGCCGGCTGTCGATGTTTGTCATCCGCGACGGCGGCCCGATCGCCGCGGTTGTCGTCACCGAAATCCGTCAATACCCGCGTTGCCGGGTGCTCGAGGTGCGGTTTATCGCCGGCACCGGATTACGGCGCCTCTATCGCCCCATCCTCGATGCGCTCGAGGCGCAGGCCGAAAGCCTCGATTGTATCAGCATCGCGGGTTTTGAACGCAAGGGCTGGAGCCGATTTGGTTTTGAGATCATCGGTGTGTCACTGGTGCGCCGGCTAAAGGATTAGGCAATGGGAACCACGTCGTCGCCGAGTACCAGCACCACCCAGCAGAGCAACCCGCTCGGCCAGGCACAGGTGCCTTACCTTCAGGGAGCATGGAATGTCGCGGGCAATCTGGCGGGCGGCCCTGGCTATGACCCGAGCACCACGGCGGGGCAGCAATATCTCGATTACATCAGAGGACTGACGACCCAGAACTACAACGCCGCCGGCGGCCTTTCCACCGGCACGGTGCCGGCCGCGCTAAACTTCACTAATCAGGCGCTCGCCGGCAGCCTGCCGCAGAGCCAATTGCCGGGCGGCCCGCAGATCGGCGGCCTCAACAATGTCGCCAGTGGTGCGATGGGGACCGGGCTGCAATATGGCGGCGCGATCGCCAACGCCGCAAACCAGGCTCCCGGCACAGTCTCGCCCTATGCCGGCGCGCTCTCCGGTATTGGCGGCATGGCGCTGAACAACCCGGCCTTCAGCTCCGGCCTTACCGGGCTGGCGTCGGGCAAATACATCGACCCCAGCACAAACCCGGCGATGGCCGGCATGCTTAGCCAAGGCAACCAAGCCCTGACGGACGCGTATCAAACAGCGACAGCGCCGCAGACTGACTCGACTTTTGAAAGCGCTGGGCGCTATGGCTCTGGTGCCTTGGGTAATGCACGGCAGCAAAACCAGATCGGGCTCGGTCGTGGTTTGGCAAATCTGGATACCGGCATTATCGGCAACGCCTACACTCAAGGGCTTAACGCGACAAACCAGGCTGCAGCGACCGAGGGCGGCCTCTACAACACCGGCATTAGCAATCAAACCGGCGCCTATCAGGCCGGGGGCGGGCTCAGCCTCTCGGGGTTGCAGCAGATGATGTCGGGTCTCGGCACCGCAGGCCAGGTCGCCAATCAAGGCTACGGCACCGCAGCCAGCGCTTACGGCGCCGGCGCCAACGCCGCGAACAGCGGCATGCTCAATCTTGGCGGCCTGGCGCAGATGGCGCCGAGCCTCGCCAACTTCCCGCTGTCGCAGGCCTCGACCGCGTTCAACAGCATGTGGGCGCCGCTGCAGAATTACAGCTCAATCATCGGCTCACCGATCGGGGGCAATACCATGACGACGCAAACCACGCCGTATTACACCAACAACACCAGCAATATCATCGGCGGCTTGAGCGGCGCGGCGAGCCTCGCGTCGTCGTTAGCGCCGTTGCTGGCGCCTTAGCATGGCAATCGGCGATCTTTTCCCTAGCGCCGTTGGAAGCTTCTTCGGCGGCGGCGGCGGCATGCCGACCGGCTACTCCGGCCTCACGCCTGACCAGGTCAATATGGTGAACAGCCAGGGCTATTTTATGAACCCGGACGCTTATGGCACCAGCCAGGCGATGCCGCAGGGTTACTCCAACCTGACACCAGCGCAGATCCAGGCGGTGAACCAGCAGGGTTATTTCACCAACCCTGACGCCACGCAGCCTGATAACCTGTGGCAGAAGCTGTCAAAGGGTCTTGGGAGCGCCGGCGCTGCCAAGGGGATACAGCAGATACAGGGTGCGCTGGCCCCGCCACAGCCGCGCCAAAACCTCGCCCCCTCACCATCGTTGCCCCCGTGGCACCCGATGGCCCCGGTTTTCAACATCTACCGGCGCAGCTCGCTCGATCCCGAGACCGCCTTTAAAGCTCTCCAGATGGGAACCTAGTCGATGGCAGACCCACAGACCGCGGATCAGGGGTTTCTGGCTGGTCTGCTCGGCAAGTTTGGCGCCGACCCGGCGGCGGCGTATGGCGGCCTGCTCTCCGACCCGGCCACGCAGCGGCAGTTTGCCTTGCGTTCGCTCGGCGCCGCCGCCCAGGCATTTGGGCAAGGCGCAATGCCGGTGCCGTACAAGGGCGGCATCCCGTTCGGCGCGACCTTGGGCGCTGCCGGTGGCGCGGCCTCGAC